TGACTTGCTAATCGACAGCGGTGCAAGTCCGAGCTTTTCGAGGCAGTTGGCTGTTGAGGGCGAAATTAGGCGCCTAAGAGAGGATGCACAGGAAGCAGCAAAAGATGCTCACGAATAATCTATTCGAAAAGGTTGTTTGCTTTACTGATATTCATTTTGGTCTTAGACATAATTCTGCAGAACATAATCAGGATTGTTTAGATTTCATTGACTGGTTAATTGCTGAAGCAAAATCTCGTGGTGTAGATACTTGCCTATTTCTAGGCGACTGGCATCACCACAGGTCGAATATCAATATTCTAACTCTCGACTATACTATGCAGGCCTTAAGGAAGCTAAATGCTGCCTTTAAGAAAACTTACATTATGGTAGGTAATCACGATCTCTTTTATCGCGAGAAGAGAGAAATCCATTCTATGGTAGTTGGTAGTGAATTTCCTAACATAATCTTGGTTGACAAACCAATGGTTGAGGGCGATGTTGCTCTCATACCGTGGCTGGTTGAGGAGGAATGGAAAGGTCTTACTAATATCAAAACAAAATATCTGTTCGGTCATCTGGAGCTTCCGGGATTCAAGATGAATGCGTCAGTGGAGATGCCCGATCACGGAACTCTTAATGCCGATCACTTTAAGCATCAAGACATGGTATTCTCGGGTCATTTCCACAAGAGGCAAACAAAGGGTAAGGTCAATTATATTGGAAACCCATTTGGACACAATTATGCCGATGTATGGGACTTTGAGCGCGGCGGAATTTATTTAGAATGGGGTAAAGAGCCGGAGTTCCTTGATTATATTGATGGACCGAGATTTATCAGTATCAATCTGGCTGCATTACTGGCCAATCCCGATATCTATCTAAAGCCAAAAACATATATGCAGGTCACGCTCGATATTGATATAACATATGAAGAAGCTGTCTTCCTCCGAGAAACATTTCTTGCACAATATAGTGTGAGAGAGTTTAAGTTAGTCAAGAATCAAGATGACGAGCTATCAAAGGATTATGAAGGCGATATTACGTTCAAGACTGTTGATCAAATTGTAATAGAACAACTTACCAATATTGATAGCGACGCCTTTGATTCTAACAAGTTAATAGAAATTTATAATGGACTGTAATACATGCTGAAACTACATGGACTAACAATAAAAAACTTCATGAGTATCGGTAACGTAACTCAGTCAATCAATTTCAGTAGTGATGATCTAGTTCTTGTCCTTGGAGAAAACCTAGACCTTGGCGGGAATGATAATCGCAATGGTGTAGGTAAATCCACTATTGTTAATGCGTTAAGTTACGCTCTCTACGGCTCAGCATTAACAAATATCAAGAAAGACAATCTTATCAATAAAACTAACATGAAGAATATGTTGGTTACGCTAACATTTGAAATGAATGGTATTAGTTATAGGATTGAACGCGGACGCAAGCCCGGAATTTTCAAATTCTCTAAAGATGGAGTTGAGAAGGAGACAACTGAAGATGAGTCACAAGGGGAAGGTCGACATACGCAGGTAGAAATCGAGCGCATTATCGGTATTTCCCATTCTATGTTTAAACATATTCTTGCCCTTAATACTTACGTTGAACCATTTCTTGCATTACGCACAAATGATCAACGAGAAATAATTGAACAATTATTGGGCATTACGAAACTTTCTGAGAAGGCTGAAAAGCTTAAAGAGGAGGCAAAAGTAACTCGTGATGAAATTAAAGAGGAAGAGTTTCGTATTTCGGCGGCGGGTGAGGCGAATAAACGAATTGAATCGAATATCATGGCGCTCGAGGCAAAGTCATCCGCCTGGGACCGTGCGAAAACGCAGAAAATAGATAAGCTGCAATCCTCCATTATGGAATTGCTTAATGTCGATATTGACAACGAAATCCTGCTTCATAAATCTAAAAAGGAAGTTGAGGACTTAACTGCCGAGCATAGGTCTCTTGCTAAAGAGTTGGGCGGACTAGAAAAAGAAGTTACCGAGATCACAAGAATAAAGACGCGACTAGAGAAAAATTTAAATAGTTATTCGGCTGAAATTTGCCCAAAGTGTAATCAGGCAATGGATGCCGAAACGCATAAGAAATTACACGAAGAAGATTCTGCAGATCATGCCGATGCACTAAAAAGACTATTAGAAAAAGTTTCTAAAAGAGACGAGATTAAAACTCTTGCTGATTCTGTTGCCTCATTGATTCCCGCGTTACCAAATACCTTTTATTCTACAATCGACGAAGCATACGGACATAAGACAACATTAGATACACTTGGTAACAGCCTGTCAGCTGAATTAGAATCCTCAAATCCTTTTGTAGATCAAATTGAGGCTTTAAAAAGAGACGGGTTACAAGAAATTGATTTTGTTAAACTTAACGAATTAGTTAAGCTGCGCGATCATCAGGAATTCCTAATGAAGCTGCTGACTAACAAGGATTCCTTTATCCGTAAAAAGATTATTGACCAAAACTTAGCATTTCTTAACCATCGCCTTGCACATTACCTAACAGATATTGGCCTTCCCCACTCAGTTCAGTTTAAGTCTGACCTGGAAGTTGAGATTTCAATGTATGGAAAGGAATTCGATTTCGATAATCTTTCGCGAGGGGAACGAACAAGACTTATCTTATCCCTATCTTGGAGCTTTAGAGATGTTTTCGAATCTATGAACGACAAGATCAACCTATTGTTTATTGATGAATTGCTCGATCAAGGATTAGATTCTGCGGGCGTTGAAGCATCTCTAGCCATTCTAAAGAAGATGGGAAGAGAAAGCAAACGAAACATATTCCTGATTAGCCACAGAGATGAATTAATCGGAAGAGTATCTAATGTATTAAAGGTTATCAAGGAAGGTGGGTTCACTTCGTTAGAAACTAGTGGAGTTCTAGTGTGATGCTCTTGCAATTTTGAACTTCTCTGTTACAATCGATACATAACAACTAGAGAAGAGGAGTTCGATGAGATATAAAACTGATTGGTATCTACGCCGCAGTAAGCAGAACGAATTGTTTATTGATTATCTTATTAACATAATTAATAAACATAAGGATTCAGATTTTACCTTAACTGATAGCGAATTAAGAAATTTAAAATATGAAGATCTTGGCGAACTTGCTGGCGCGTGTGTTAATAAACATCTCCATATTGTCTTAGGCAGCAATAAAGATTATCATTATGGCGGAGATATGAAATGCGTTGTAAGCCAGGCTAGAAATAATATCAAATATGATATAAGGTCGGGAAAAAGTAAGTGGATGAATAGTTATATGATTTCGGGTACAAAAGACAAGGCCGGTGATCTGTTAATAGTAGCATTGAATACAATTACTTGCGAGTTTGAACATTTTCTTATACCTCACGGTAAATTTGATAATTCAAAAAGTAGAATAGAAATAGTTATTCAGACAGCCTCATTATCACCCGGTGATGATCCATATTTTGATGGAATTTATAATCCAATACTAACATCATGCAAATGGTATAAGTATAAAGTAAAGGATTTTGAAACTATGTGTCTTCGTGCGTATTCTGCACCGATTCTGTTGAATACTTCTTTACCAGACTTAGATTTTGCGCCTTTAACCAAAACTGATCCCAGCTTGCAAACACCCACCCCTTGTAGTCTAGCCCTCGATCAACAACAAAATCTAGATTTTGAGGATACACTACCCACTTGTCTTTACGACTTATCTTAATAAGTATTAAGTTCAAATCTCCCTCATCCTCGACTTCCTTTTGCTGTGCAATCCAGGAGTCGAGGATTTTCACATCTGCATACCAGAGTTGATGGAACGGAAAATCGGCGTAGCTCTTGCATTCTAAGTTAAAGTGATTCCATCCCATTGGTGGATGTATATCACCTTTCTTACTTTGCAGTTGAGCCTTGTCGATTGTTGCTTTCCGATGTGTATTCTTACCGCCCACAAATGCGCCGCTACTTGGCACGCGAAGAAATGATTCATTATAGGTATCTGTTAGGAATTTAGCAACTTCTAATTCCCACGCATTACCTTTAGCTTTTGATTTGGATGGCATTATATCCCCTGTTTATACTATTTATCCTGATTTGATAAATAATGAAAATGAATAGGAGTCATCATGTCTACAGAAGCATTTGAAGCGGCAGTTGATCACGCAATGTTATATGAAGTTGGTGGGCATTGGGAATTAACCCCGGAGGTTGAAGCTGGCCTTGTAGACACAAGAGAGCAGCGAAAAGCTGTTGGATATGTAGATGATCCTTTAGATCGAGGCGGCGAAACAAAGTTTGGGATTGCTAAGAATGCTAATCCAGACGTCGATATCTACAATCTGACATGGGAAGAAGCAAAAGGCATATATTTTCATCGTTACTGGCAAGCCGGACATTGTGGAGAACTTCCATCAAGAGTAGCTGTATTGCATTTTGACGGATGCGTAAATCACGGAATAGGAAGAGCAAATAAGTTTCTTCAACGTGCCCTAGGGCTCAATGACGATGGTGCAGTGGGACCACAAACCTTAGGTGCCGCAAACGATGCCGATCCCATCGAAACATGCCTTGCTATTTGCGATCAACGTGAGAAATTCTACAGATCCATTGTTGCTAATAAGCCAAACCAATCAAGATTCTTAAAGGGGTGGTTAAGAAGAATTAATGAAATGAGGGCATTTACCTGCGATCCATCTGTGGAATTTTAATCTATCAAGAATCGCTACATGTAACATGTAGCGATGCTAAAATAGTGTAACAGCAAAACTGTTCAAGCAAATCAATTAGATAGCGGGAGTGACGCGCCCCGTGAACGTATAAGGTCATTAGCGTATAGGTTTCATCTAAAGCAAACCCAAATCTTAAAACTACAAATCCAAGAATCAATTACTGTTAGTGCTTCACAATACAGGGTTAGCGAGCCTAGTCAATTTTTCGCCGGCGTGTCGTTCAGAATAGAGCGCAACAGCCAGGTCCATTGGATGTGCAATGGCAAAATCATATGAACGCAACCTTTGTTGTAAGTAAGATGATCAAAGTTTGCGGTGGGTATGTGAAAACAGGGTATGGCCCGCCGGTTGCGTAATTATTGACTGAAAGGTAATTACAAATGCAACGAGCCCGTATGAAGTTACAACTTCTTAGGCCCCTTCCGAAACGCTATAAATGCGTGTAGTTGACATAATCAATCCAACACTACAAAAATATTTCGGTTCAGAGTCTGGTGACACCGTCATGGTTTTCGCCGTCCAAGGATTTGGATACCCTTGGTCTGACTCCTCCGTCATGATATTAAGTCTAGTCTGTAATTTACGAAGTAAGTAATTCGAACGAAGAACGAAGCGGAGTTTACGAAGCGAGTGATTCGTGAAGAATTCGGTCTGTAAGACCGTTTAATGTTATATCAGTTCTTTTATAGATACGCTTTGTGAGTTTAATAATTTCTGAATCTGTTGTTAAGGACAGATCTGAATATGCTCTTAATTGAATTCTATGGATGTCATGGCCATGAGTTTCGCAGGTAATGACACCAGTGAATTTTGCAAAGTGAAGAGTCACAAATGCACTAAGTCTTAGCTCTACTTCTCCCACTAAGTTAGGGAGTTCTTTGCCCGTATTTTGGTCAATGTGCCTAATTATTTTGACTTCTCCCTTAGTGATATACACTTCGGTTATTAGATGGTCCCCTTCTGGGGGTTTTATGTAGATAAAACCAGACTGGCGTATTACAGTCATTTCTGATACCAGCTTCATGTTTAGTTCTCGATACGGATACATTGAAACCTCATATGGGCTCCATCCAATATGTTGAGCATCAAGTAGGCGCGATAAATCATATACCCAATGGTGCTTAGGATATCTCTCCCAGCAATCAATATCATCTTTTGGAATATCCAATTCGCTGGTGTCTGTCTTTTTTTGCATGATAATTCCTTACATGTATTCTTTAGCGTTAGGGTTCTTTTCTTTGTTTCTCTTGTTTATAATTTTCACAGCAGTTTCTCTATCTTCGAAACTCATACCCCACGCTGAATTCCATTCAATTCCGCCTTGCATAAAATAGCATATGTCGGCAATCTGTTCTCTAAGAGACTTACCGTCTTTAACATATGATTCTATAAGGCCACCTAATTCTTCAGGCGGTAAAAAAATAAGGGACCTTATGAAAAATTTACTGGATTAAAATCAATCTCGCTTTCCCATTGGTGTTCGCATTTTTCACATTTAGCCGTAAACGTCCTTCTAATGCCAATTTTATTAACTTCTTCTATTAAGTCGCTAATCTTATCAGCACTCTTTTTATCTATATTCTGTAAAAATTCCTTAATAAATTTCTTGTCAGTTACATTTACGTTATTACTTTCGTCGACAACTTTTAACACACCGTTGACCATTAATTCGTATTTTGTTACAGCAATCTCTTTAAATGCTTTAGCAAAAATCTCAGATCGTTGAAGATCTGATAACGTTTGACTTTCCATTGCCCTTACTAGTTTGTTCTGTTCGAATTGTGCATGCAATCCCTTGAGCAATTCTGGGAATGTATATGGTTTGACAAATACACTTAGTCCAGTTTCAAGATTTACAATATACTCACTTTCTAGTTCAGTTATACCGTCTAGGGCATATTGCATATCTAACTTAAATGTATTTTCGTGATTGCATTTTGGGCATAAAAGTGAAGTTTCAAGGGTATCATTGTATGTTGCATAACGAACAGCCGTGATTAGCGCATCTATGTCGTTTGTTAAGAGTGCTTTAGGATTCTTAAGTGCAGGAACACAGCTTATTAACACTTCGATAAGTGCCTCACCATTTAGTAGTGCGTCGGGATTCTTTAAGGCAAGTTCGTCTTTACCAGTCATTGGCATAACCCCAACTTCACCACTGTCAGTATATTCTAGTACAGATGCTGGATAGTATGATGATCCGCTAGGAATTTTTAGATACAGTTTGAATGTTCTAAAATATTGCTTTAGCGGGTTGTTCTGTTGAACTTGTGGATCCATAATTCACCTCTGAAAATAATTTGATAAATAGTATTGATTACTATTTTCACTTATTTATCACGGGACATAACCAACTCTTTTTATGGCTGATAATTCTGTTTATATTGCTGGCGTTGCAGATGGTGCATTTGAGAATGCACTAGGTGATCTTCCGCCATGGGCATCAGAGGATACTGCGCTTGCTATTGAGACTATTCTTCGCAAATCTCTCGGCATTCAGACAAAAATGTTATCGGAAGCCGTTAAGAGTGTCAAGAGTGCAGGATCTGGCAGTTTATCTCCAGATGATATAAAGCAGGTAAACAACGAATTAGATAAATTTCATAGGCAGCTCAAACGGCAAATTGAAGATGGTGACAGGGACAAGAAGCTTAGAAAAGATCTAGAAAAAGACGATAAAGAAAATCTAACTCGCGGCAGGAAACTTAATACAGGAAGTGAGAAATTAACATACGTCCTTACGGGACTTGCCACTGCAGGAACCAAAGTTGCCGGTGTATATTCGGACTATATAGATGTATACGATTCTATGTATAAGTCTGGTATTAATTTGCTTGCAGGGCAGGATGGTATAACTGACGGATTTGAGTCCTTAAATCACTTAGTTAATGAAACCGGTCTAAGATTAGCGACACTACAGAAAGTTGCAGAAAAATATGCCACAACAGTTAACGTCGTTGGTATGATTAAATTTGGTAAGGCAGTTGCCAACGCCAGCACACAGATGCAAACGCTTGGATATAGTCAAGAAGCTTCAGCCGAATTTATTGCCAATATGATGGAAGCTGAACAGGGTTACTCAAGCATTCGCGGGATGTCGGCGGAAAGAATGTCACAGGATGCTATCAAGCTTGCTGGACAGATGGATAGACTTGGTAAGACTGTGGGTATGTCGCGTGAACAACTTGCAGAAAATCTGAAAAATTCAGGCAAAACGGCTAATATGGCAATGGTGTCTGCAAAACTAGGCTCCGAAGCAGCCGCCCGTGCAAATGCTAATATGGCAGGATTAGATCCTAAGATAAGAGAAGTAATGACTAAGATGCTTGCATATGGTAATCCAGCACAAGTTAGTGAATACGCAACTATTGTTTCTGCTGGCTCAGCCGATGTTGCTTCTGCGTTTGAAAACATTGCAAAATTAGCTACTACTATGGATGATCCTGCATCATTTATGAAGTCAATTCAGGCATTTGGGAAAATGGTTGAAGCTCAAACTGGGACAATGGGAAATCTAGGTAATTTTGGTGATGCAGGCCAAGATGCTGCCAACATGCTCTACGCATTTACACAGCAAGGCAAAGTAGTTTCGGATGCATCAAAAACGCAATTAGATAATGCACAAAAGACGCAGGCGTCAGTTGCAAGATTACAAACCGAAACCCAGAGATCTATGGCATTGCTGGAAGCGGCATTTTTTCCACTAACTGAACAGGTAAATCTAGCAGCAAAATCATTGAAGATGCTCAATGATGTTGCATATGCCGGGATTAAAACAATTGATGCAGAAATAAGAAGCTGGATTGGTGTTGGCATAGCTGTAGTCGGTTTTATTTCGGGGCTGGTATTAGCCCGTGGTGCGCTGACAACTTTTGCTAGTCTATTTGGAATTCAAGCCACCGCTGCAACAACCGCAACATCAACACTAGGTGGTTCCATTATGTCTGTACTTAAACCATTAGCTATTCTCGCCGCTGCATTTGTGGCTATGACTGCTATAGTAGCAGGAGTCGACGCAATATTTGGACAATTTGGTGTAGGTGGCAAACCAATTGATTCAGAACAGGATGATACTAATTGGGATAGAATGAGTGTTTTGCAGAAAGCAGAATCAAGTCTCGCCCGTGGAGTGGAAAAAATAGGCTCAGCGCTCTTTATGGGTAACTTGGCTAATGAAGCCGCTGCCGATCGCATAAAAGCCGAAACAGAATATTTCCGTAAGAAAGACGGCACAAGCAAGGAAAATCAGTCTGATGCTGAGACATCACGACTTGCTAGAAAGTCAGCTGAAGTTACTATTGCTAAACCTACAACTATATCAGTACCTACTACACCAATGGCATCGACTATTGATAGTCCGTCGTCTGTTGATGTTCAGCCACCCAAGGTACCTGAAGCATCTGAAACTGTCCCTTCTTCATCCACGATAGCAACCGCCACAATACCTAAACCGGCAAGTAATGCTGACATAAATAGCTTACTTAGTTTTCAGAGTAATCTTTTAGAACAAATCTTACTTAGCTCAAATAGCCTGATATCAGTAAATAAAGACATTCTTAAGGCTGCAAGGAATCATTAATGACATGGAAGAAATTTTTTAAGCCCGTTAACTCGGTCTTACCTGTAGCACAAAGAGCAGTCGATAGCACATCTGCTTATGCATCAACGGCCAAATATAGTAATTGGCTTCCTGAAGTTTATGCTGGTCCTCCAGATAGATTACAACGATATGCAGTTTATGATCAAATGAATTATGATCATGAAATTCATGCAGCAGTTGACACAATTGCAGACTTTGGTACAGAACCTGATGAAGTATCAAAGCTTCCGTTGATTATTAAATTCAACGATGATCCGACCCCGTCCGAAATTCAAATTCTAGAAAAGACATTAGGGCAATGGATTAGACTTAATAAACTAACGCGTCGCCTTTGGGGTATGTTTCGAGCCACACTAGTATATGGTGATCAATTCTTTATCCGTGATCCAGAAACATATAAACTTTACTGGATAGATCCTGCTAAAGTTGAAAAGGTTATTGTAAACGAATCCGATGGTAAGAAAATTGAAAGCTATTTTGTTAAGGACATCGACCTTAACATGAAGAGCTTAGTTGCAACAAACCAACTTAATAAACTTTCTAATGAAGCGTTTGGATCCAACAGTATTATATTCTCGCCTCCTATGCAGGGAAATATGAATTATGTTTCCGGTGGTTACGGCGGCGCAGGTACAGCTAACTATCAAGACGGCGGAGCTACGGCCGTAGATGCTGAACATATTGTGCAATTATCGCTTACAGATGGCATGAATGCTGCATGGCCCTTTGGTCTTAGTATTCTAGAGCAAATTTACAAGGTTTACAAGCAAAAAGAATTGCTTGAAGATGCTATTCTAATTTATCGTGTACACCGTGCTCCAGAGCGTCGTGTATTCTTTATTGACGTCGGTACTATGCCACCTAACAAGGCTCAACAGTATCTTGAACGTATCCGTTACGAAGTACAGCAAAAACGTATTCCAAGTAGAACTGGCGGCGGCGCTAATGTGACTGACTCCACATACAATCCTATGTCTATCTTGGAAGACTATTTCTTTGCTGTAACCAGTGAAGGTCGTGGATCCAAAGTCGA